AATCCAAAGTCCTTATACAAAAGTGAAATTGGAAGGAGACTAAAAATTCAATTTACAAATTGCATGAAATTTCATGCAATTTATGAATTTTGTGTTCCTTTGTGATGGTCCTTTTATTTTTAAACAAAGTCATCTAGGCAGAATTACCCGCTTAAATATATCAAAATTGTCTGTTTGTTCTGGCCGGCAATAAATTCCCAAACAAATAACAGAATGTTGATGTTTACTAGTATTTATAGCACTTGCGAACTGTTTTGCTACCTCAATTCGGTATTGCGTACTCAATGAATGCGGTGGGGCAAAAGCACCGCATCCTAAAGCTCCCAAAATCATCACTTTTATTTGCGGTCGCACCGTTAAAACGGTTTGAACGACCCGGTTAATATCTTTGTAAACTTGTTGTGGATGATGTAAATATGAGATTAATTGCTGACGATTTCGTAAATCAGGCCCAGCACACGAAATAACCGTGCACTCCAAAGGAGTCCGATAAAATGCGAACTGTCGAGTTCGATCAGAGCGGTGAAATTTAACATTGGGTGTCACTTTAATATGTTCTGACCATTGAAACGGATATCCACCATGTCTTGCATGTTGCTCTAAAGAAGCGTACAGAACAGGGGATGCCCGGCACAATTCTTCTTCTTGTGCACTACAACTTTCCAAATAACCACCACCAGGCGTGATACTATTGGCCATATTCATAATACCTATGCTATTTCCATATTCAACAGAATATTGTTCCAATAATTGAGATGTTGTTTGATTAACAACATAGATGTTGCACGGTGTATGAGGTGTTCTCCGCGCATCATCAACCACACTTGGTATGTGTACGTCGAATGTCGACGGAATCCTTATATTGGACGATTGAGAAAGTAATTTCATAAATTCGTGATTCTGTCGCGCAATTGAGTTTAACATGAGCATAATATTTTAACTGTCTATTTTTAATGTGCGTATATGGCGTGGATATCTAGCCAAAAATTGATTTGTCAACTGAATGAATGAAATCGAGAATTTCATTCATTCATGGAGAAAGATTACATTATTGGAATCGATCTCGGAACAACCTACTCCTGTGTGGCCGTCTGGAAAAATGGTCACGTCGAAATTATTCCCAATGACATGGGTGGTACCTCAACACCTTCTTATGTCTCATTCACCGAGTGTGAACGATATGTGGGTCAACTGGCCAAAGATCAGGCGGTTCGCAATCCTCAAAATACAGTGTACGATATTAAACGCTTGATCGGTCGCCGAATTGATGACCAGGCGATTCAGAGTGACCTCAAACAATGGCCTTTCACGGTGACCGGTAATGCACAACAACAGCCAACCATTTCTACACGCTACAAAAACGAAACACATACCTTCTTCCCAGAAGAAATCTCAGCAATGATTCTGGAGCGTCTGAAGATTTATGCCCAAGATTATCTCAATTTCCCAGTGACCAAAGCAGTGATTACCGTTCCGGCCTATTTCACGGATTCTCAGCGCCAGGCCACCGCCGATGCTGCGCGGATTGCTGGTCTCCAATGCATGCGAATCATTAACGAACCTACTGCTGCCGCCCTGGCCTACGGACTTGATAAGATCTCACTCAATGAGGAAAAAGTCTTGATTTATGATTTGGGAGGAGGAACTCTCGATGTCTCACTTCTGGAGATTGAAAATGGCACTTTTGAAGTAATTGCCACCTCTGGGGATGCCTATCTTGGTGGGGAAGATTTCGATCATCAAATTGTGGTCGAGATGTGTCGGCAATTTAATCAACGAAAACCTCCCGATGTCCCGCCGATCGAAACGAATCCCAAAGCCTTGAGAAAACTCAAGATGGAATGTGAAAAAGCCAAAATTGCACTGTCCACCTTGACACAGACCAACCTCGATATCGATGCCTTACACCAAGGCGTCGATTTCTCCAGTACCTTGTCGCGCACACAATTAGAAGAATTATGTCTCGACTTATTCAAAAAATGTCTTGATCCAGTCAAAAAGATCTTGGAGGACGCACAGATTCAAAAACATCAAATCCAAGAAATCGTGTTAATCGGAGGTTCCACTCGAATCCCTTGGCTACAACAACAACTCAAAAATTTCTTCGGGGGAAAAGAATTGAATAAATCCGTCCATCCGGACGAGGCCGTGGCCCGCGGTGCCGCGATCCAAGGTTCCATCTTGTCCAAAAATAGTGACACCAAAACCAATAGCATTGTCTTGGTTGATGTAACCCCTTTATCATTAGGAGTCGAAACGGCCGGTGGAATCATGAGTTTCATCATTGACCGCAACACCCCGATTCCATGTACCAAAAAGGATGTGTACACCACTTACGCTGACAATCAACGAGCGGTGACCATTAACATCTATGAAGGGGAACGACAAATGACCCGGTTCAATCACAAATTGGGCCAATTTGATCTATTAGAGATCCCTCCAGGTCCGAAAGGTGGATCGAGAATCGAAGTGACTTTCGATGTGGATAACAACGGGATTCTAACCGTGACCGCATGTGACATAACCAGTCAGATTCATAACCAGATCAAAATCGTTCAAAACAAAGGCCGTTTGTCAGAAAAACAAATTGCCCAACTGATTGAAGATGCCAGCAAATATAGCCGCGACGATTTTCAATTACGCGCTCATGCAGAAGTCCGGAATAAATTGGAATCCCTTATTTATCAAACCAAAAACGATCTGACCGAACCCAGTGTTGAGAACCGGATTTCACCCGACGAGAAAAACCGTATGATTTATCTTATGTCCACCTACAAGAAATGGTTGGACGAAACGCCCGATGTGGCCGTGGTTGAGTGCGAGAATAACCGACAACAATTAGATCATTTAAGGAATATGATTTTAACCCGTGTATATGCCGACATTCCAACCATCGCTCCACCTTCGGTTCCAACTTCCTCTTCGGTTCCCCCATCGGAGTTCGGTACAGGATCTGACGGATACGTTCAAAATACATAGATAATCGCCTCATCAATAAGATATAAAATAGACGCCATGTCTTCTCTCAAAATTCGGAATCCATCGCAAGTGGAAATCGATTGTCTAGCGTACGAACCAATCCAAAAAGTAGAAACGGGAGCAGGAGTAGAGGGTGTTCGGGGGCTATTTGTTTACGAAGGTACTCAATTGTATTTGCGGGGGCCCACACTGTCTTTGGGTTCAGATGTCATTCGGAATGGTGAATTTTTCTACGTGGACCTGACCATGGATAAGCGGAAAAGTAGTCACCAAGAATTTTACACTTTGGTAAAAAATGTGGATTATTTTTCAATTGCGGAAATTGTTGAGCACCCGGAGCAATGGTATCACACTCACGACATCTCTCTGATTCAAATTGAGAATGAATATATTCCCACCATCAAGTTATCCACCATGTTCAGTGATCGCCATTCACTCAAATTGAAAATCCCATGTCACCAGATCGAATTCTATGATCAAGACAATATGCTGGTCCCTTACCAACTGATTAAAGAAAATTATTCCGTCCGCCCACTACTTCATTTGGTAGCCACATACAAAGATGATTCTCATATCTGGACCCAATGGGCTTTACCGCAACTGAAAGTCACGTTACCCAACACTCTCCTCCAGGAATGTCAGCTGCTAGATATCACCGATGAGACTGATGAAGAGGCCATTCCGGATACTGAAGCCATCCCGGAGACCTCCGCATCAATACAATCATCAAGGTAATTGATGATAGAATTTTTTGTCTGACAATTAATATAATTAAGACATGAAATTCGGACTGACGACTTATCTAATTGTCGGAATCGCTCTCTTGGGAATTTATCTTCTGTTTTTCTCCTCCAATCAAGTAATTCCTAACAGTGGCGATGTCAAAGTAGAGGCGGAAACACCCGCCACCGCTCCGGCTATTCCCCGAGAGGCCGATCCTCTCCATACCATTGGTCCTTTTGACCCACAATTCAACACTGGCATCCCACCCGCACGTGGAGCCCAAATGAACCCAGTGAAACAAAACACCAACGTTCTCCCATACCCTCAAATTAGCAACAACTATGGGCCACAACAGGCCAATCTCAATGGCCAATTTGGCACTGATTCTGGAACCCAACCCCAACTCGATTGCTTCCCCAAGGATACCATCAAACCACAAGAACTCATGCCTCGTGATGACACATACAACACCTGGCAACAAACCAGTCCCCCAGTTAACGGACACTTGGCCGACCGCAATTTCTTGGAGGCTGGACACCACTACGGAATCGACACCGTCAGCAACACCCTCAAGAACCCCAATCTCCAACTGAGATCTGACCCAATCATCCCACAAGTGCAAGTCGGACCCTGGTCACAATCCACCTATGGACCAGACACCAACCACCGTCAATTTGATATTGGTGGTGATTACTGAGCGGTTTCAGTTATTTTTATAATGAATTAATGAAATTGAAATGATTTGCTTTCGATTTCATCGATTTAAATATGAATCACAAGAAATTTTAGACTCTATCGATCCATTCAGAACTCGGGGAAGGTCCTCTCAACTGCCTGAGAGATAGACTTAGCTTTCTTGGAGCCAACGCGCTTGACAGCGCAGTGTGGTGTGCGTTTCTTGCTGGCAATCCAGTGGCATGGGTCATTGCATGCATCCTGTGCGAGACCAGAACATTCGCTCTTTGTCTTTCCGCGGTAAGCAATGTGGCGTCTGGGTGCGGCAGCCTTGGCTGGGTGTCCGTAGAGCTCTTGTGTTGCACGGCTGACGGCGTCTTTCCAGGTTTCACCTGCGAGACGGATTTCCTTAGCATGAGTGAAAACGTTGACTTTCTTCTGGGACATTGTGGTGTTGTATATAATTAACACAACAGAAAAATTTCATTTTAATTTCTTAATTTGAATGAAATCAATAAAATCAATTGATAATTTACTTAATACCTTATATCATGATAAAGTATGACAACAATGGCAACATCAATGACATCATCAATGCCACCCCCATCCACTTCACGGAAATGTATCCGTCGAATTTCAATTCCAGTAGCGGATCCTGATGCTCTCCTAAAACAAAAATTAGCCCGTGTGGCTGAGTTACAACGGGGACTCAAAATCTTAAAAGACCGCATGTCAGCTTCCAAAAGAGAACTAATTAACTACTTTCAACAGACTCCAACTCTCAAAAACTCCAAATATGTGGTCGATGACTATACCATCCGTTATGTGGAGAAAAAGAACAGTGATGGAATCAGTCAGAAACTAATCGCCAGTGGTCTGACTAACTATTTCCGCTCAAGAGGTATCACCGATGTCTCCCGGGAAGTAACAGCGGCTCTCAATATGATTAAAGACCAACGCAAATCCCGCACGATTCCCGAAATTGAAATCCGTAGCCAATCAGCACATGGGAAAATTGAAAATGAAATTGAATCAGAATAATAGCATCTACTTATAAACTCATTGAGATCAACGGTTATATGATGATGACATTCGGAGCAAAGATTCCTTCTATGGATCAATGGGAAAAAGACACCCATTCTGAACTCACATACATGTATGAACACACATTCGGTGGTGACCGCGCACAATGGTTTCAAATTACTTATGATCAATTTGTTAAATATTGGTATCAACACACTTTTAACCGAAAATGACAACTAAAATGTCATCTAACCCGGTCATATATCGTTATTACCACGAATATGACGACTACGACCGTTATTTTGATTTGATTTATGACATGTATCAAGAAATGTGTACCACGGGGGATCAGTTTGCCATGCAAATGACATCAACTCATTCGTTTTCTGATTTTTACGATTTGTGTCTGAAAAAGATGAATCGTCGTGTGGTAGACACAGTAATCTTGTCGGAAACTTTGCAACAACTTGAACATGATCTGGGAAGTACTGTTTATCAACGCGTATATAACACGCGAAACGAAGATGACGAGAATTCATAGAGTTTATTTTATCCAGTATATGTATACATCAATGCTCTCAATTCATAATCCATTAACTGGGCGAAAAGTTGTGGTCGGTGGAAAAACCTATCAACAATTACTTCAACAAGGGGTCATCCGTAACTCCAGGGAAGAGCCGTCTCACATGGCTAATCTGGCCATTCCATCCGACTTAACTCGAACCATGGCCCCGTGTCAAAAGGGTGGCGGAAATGGAGGTAATGGTTGTCTATTAGAACATCCACAATTGCGAGAGTGGCAACAACAACAGAAAATCACAGACTTGTTACCGACCACACTGGTTCCGGCGAAGGTGATTCTCCAAGTCTATTATGAATTTATTGACAAAACACCACCCCATAATGCCATCACCATCGCTGACCAATTGGAACGATTAGTGGATTCGACGGATTGGCAGAAATATGTTAAACAACATCACATGAAAAATGTGACCACACAAACACCGGTTCCGTTTGCCATTTTGATGGGACCCACAGTGTTTAAACAACTTATGTGAAGTTGGTTCTTTCTCTAACAAAGACAAAGTATTCAATTCAACATTTTGTCTTTGTTACCATCAATTCAAAACAGGGATTTATTTGATATTATGAATCCAATTTTATCCTTCTTCCCAGGTTTATATATAACAACCTGTATTCACGTCGAATTGTCTCGTGATATACACCATTTTCATCACTTGTTCCACTCTTTGTGTCAAATATATTTATTTTAAAAAATAAAATTTTAATTGATTCCAATTTTCCCTTTTGCGATATTTTCAAACTCTACTTGAGTAAGATTGTAATACAATCCATTCATTTCATCATAACAAGAGATCGTTGCATTTACAACATAATGTGATAAATAAACATTATTACTTTTCCCCGATAATAAATGATCCATTTATATTGTTTGTTGATTTGAATTCAAATCAACAAACAATATAATCAAATTTCTTCATATTTGTTGCGACCCAAAGAGAACTCACCCTTGTCACAAGTCGCAGAAAAACAATACGGTACATTCTCACAGTTTCAACTGTTTCTCAAGGAACTATGTTCAGATCACAGTTATTCTGTTTAATTTGCCCGCTTTCACTTTGTTGGTATCTTCAATTGGCCAATCATTCTCCGTTGATAACACGTGTCTGATAAATTATAAATGTGTGTGTTCCACGTCTGCACATCATAATCTTCCAAAAACTTATTGGGTGATGCCCGTGCATTCAAATTACGATTAATCAGGAAATTAATGCTTTTCAAGTAGCTATTTTGTAAATTGTTGGCTAATTTTCGACCAAACGTGTCTTTAGCTTCCACAATTTGCTCCTTCTGTTCATTGTAATAAGTCACATTACTCTTCTTGGGATCCATAAAGAAGAATTGCTTCTGCTCTGGATCAAGATAGATCTTTTCGATCAAACGGCAATCTCCGGACAGGTCTGATAAGGCACATTCCTTGATATAATCGATTGCCAAATTGAAATCTCCGATTTTACTGGTGAGCATGTCCAAATAATTGTCATTGTTAGTCACACAAATGACTTGCAAAATATTATTGGGATGTTGTTTCAATCGCGCAATTTCTTCGGTCACCTCTCTTTCGAACTGTTTTTTTTGTGTTTCCAGTTGTCCCACACGCTCCTCAATTTGATGCTGACTTTGGCTTCCATTTTGTTTTTTTGTTTGGCGACGTGTGCATGACTCTTCATGACGGGTAAAATTATATTTCCGATTGAACTGTTTGCCACATCTTGCACAGGTGAACGTATTAATGCCGTCCCCGGATGAAGCCATGGAGTGAATATCATCCAGATGCCGTTTTAAATTGAAAGATCGATTAAATGTTTTTTGGCAAAGATGACACATATATGCTGTTGCCATATATATTTTCACTCTCTCTCAGAATTTTTATGAAGATTTCACTTAGCTCCTCAAAATGGCTCATGTTTGAGCCATTTTGAGGAGCTACCATAAATCGACCAAAAATATTATTTTCAAATTAATTTACAATCATTAAATTTTGAGAGGGATTATTCTATTGTCGCAAATGTGACTGGCATGTTCACACCCAATTGCCCAAGGCCGGACTAGCCATGTTAACCAAGTGTTTGCATGACAGTCAATTGAAAACTCACAATGGCCACCCATTCTCTATCAACGGTGTTGATCCTGGATGGGTCTCGGTGGATGAATATTACGAGAATGATCGGCCATATATTGTTCCTCCATTGGATAAAATCGACGGGGCCGCTCGCATATTGTATCCGGTCTTCGCTAATTTAAGAGGCCTCATGGAAACCTCGTCGCCACTACGATATGTTAGTTTACTGATGAAAAATCATAATATTCATCCAGATAACGTCACTGTTCACACCATTATTATCCCATACTCGGCGTTTTTTCGCAAAAAAATCTCACTTCCTTTCAAACCACCACACTACCGAGAACAACCGATTAACGTTTTCGCTTCAGATCCTACAGACCCTCAATTCTAAAATAAAATTTGTTTTCTAGAATCGAAAAAAATCGCTCTATTGGTAAATTGTTAAAAAATCGATTGCTCCCAAATAGACGTAGTTTGTGCTCTATTTTTTTGAGCAAATTGAGGAGCACAAAGCAACTAATAATTTTGAACATCCACTTTAACAATTTGGTTTGCATTCATTTAACAATTTTTAACAATTTAATCGTGTGTTTTCAACTCATTTAACAATTTTTAACAATTTAACAATTTTTGGTTCCGATAAATTGTTAAAAATTGTTAAATGAATGAAAACCTAAAATACGCATTTTGTTAAATCAAAAAGTTAACGTACGATTTCAAAAAATTTATGAATCGATTCTCGGTGATTTTAAATAACGATGGACGTCGAAAGTGATCATAACACACCCATTTAAAATTGTTAAAATATCGATGAACGTCCATCAAAAATCGGAAAATCATAACTTAATAATTATTGAATAGCCAACGATTCAGAGAAAGACTCAGAGCGATCGTAAAATTAACACAGATTTAAAATCGCATGGACGTCTTTTTGATCATAAACGGACAAAATAAATTGGAATAATTATCTCAAATCATAACGTCCCTTTTGTCCGATTTTGTTCCTCTTCTTCATCCTTTTAATCCAAAGGAGACTCATTTTCCTTTGTTTGGCTCACAACCACATGTAGAACGGTTAGTCTCAAAGTAGAACCCCTCTACCTCATGACTGAGAATCCCAGATTTGCAGATTTCTCATTTTTCAAAACTTTTTTGAAAATTTTCGATTTTTCCAAAAATAATTTTTTGATTTTTTTCAAAAAAGTTTTGAAAAATGAGAAATCTGCAAATCTGGGATTCTCAGTCATGAGGTAGAGGGGTTCTACTTTGAGACTAACCGTTATATGTTCCTTAAATGCCTAACAAAGGAAAATGAGTCTCCTTTTAATTAAAAGGAGGAAGAAAACAAAGGGAAAAATAAAGCAAAAACGTAACCATGGTTGGAATTTTTTTCAAATTTTGCTTTTGATGACTATTTTCCTTTGGATCTCACATTACGATTTTTCAGGCACTTATGTTTGCGGGGATTATGGTTGTAAAATAATCATGTAATTTTCCAGTTGATTGTGGACAATTAGGGCATTTACACCATCCATCGCATACGTCGTAATTAACTAAATGACTATTTAACACGTGATTATAAGGATTCATATGATGTTCACAATAACCTGATATAAACAAATATTTGTTTGCTCACAAAAATCACAAATAACATTTGGTAACACTTGAACATAGATGCCAGAACATGCGCGTCCACGCAGACCTCCTGGACAATATTTTAAAAAGCAATTGTAACAGATATTATGCATGTATCATCACCATTATCATTGCAAGTATTAACACCGCGATAACAATAACATCTGATACACTCATCTCTGTCATATCCCATTTGTTTGTGTGAATATTTGATTCACCTTGGAAATCTAATTATTTTTTCAGTTAAATCCGATATTTCATTGAAAAATTGATGATCATGTTGATTGTGATGTGACACTCACATCACATCATGACACTCAAACGTCCGTCTAATCCATTTAAATTGGACAATAATGAGAATGATTTGGTCATTCAATTGATCGATTATTATCGATGTATTGACACAATCGATTCTGTGTACGACGATGATGGTAATAATGACGATGACGATGACGATGGATCTGATGAAAATCTGTACTCCAAGGAGAAACAACGAGAATTATCGAAGAAGTATCCTATGCTAATCAAAGCATTTGGAATCTTAGAAACAGGGCAGTCGATTACCCTCAATTTACGAGGATTCGAACCATTTTTTTACATTAAAATCCCCAATGATTGGGAGGTCAGTCAGTGTCGTCTATTGGTCAACTATCTATGTAACCAAGTCTATTATCAATATAAAACACATTTATTGCGGACACAGATTGTGCTTCGGAAACCTTTTACCGAATTCACTGGTGATGACAAGTTCAAATTCCTCAAATTGCAATTCAAAAACAAAGAAAGTTATGATCAATATTCCTACAAACTAGCGAACCCGATTACCGTTCCAGGTCTTAATCAAAATAAACCTCATAAGTATGACTTGTTCGAATCCAATATTGAACCAATGATTAAATTAATCCACATGACCAAAATTAATCCTTGTGGTTGGATTAAATTACCCAGCTGTTCCTACCAAATAGTTCAACGTGAGAATCTTCGAACCACAACCACTGAATTCGAAATCAATGTTCATTGGGATCAAATTCAACCCTATGAGAAACTGGAAAGTGCGGCCATTAATGTGATGGCGTTTGATATTGAAGCTGATTCCAGTCATGGTGATTTCCCGGTAGCTATCAAGAATTACCAAAAACTCTCACAGGAATTGGTTACTTTATTCAATTCTTGTGGAATTCAATGTAAAAAAACTCGGATCCACCCCTTATTCCAACAGGCTCCACAACAAGTCATACGGACGCTACTCCATTTGATTTTTGACGATAATTTCCAGGGGAACAACATTCATCAGATCCGCACCCAGGACAACATCAAACCCAATCCGGAAACCGTCCATCAACTGGCCGTGGCGATCTCTCAACTATATCAACATAAATTGGGGACCGATGATGTCTCCAATTTAGTCTCACAAGTCACCGATCTCTGTGAATTTAATTTACCTTCCCTTGATCTTCATCAGGAACACAATTCACATTATGGTCTCCTGGCAGAGGAAATCGTCGCACAAATGACTCGTCTGACTCGCAATAATAATCGACGATTTCAAGAGGTACCGATCGAAGTCGTTACTAACATGTTCCAATTGGCCTTTAATGATCATTTCGATGGATTTATGGTCAGCAATGTTTTCACCAAAAACCATCAGAAACCATCTAACCTCGTTTTGGATGCCTTGGTTCCGGATGTCTACAAGTATTTGCTGGAATGTGCGGAATATGTTCATATGAAGCACGTTCCGGAACATCTTTCCTCCGAAGACAGAGCCAATCTCTCACAGGATTATTTTGTGACCCATCTGACACAATTATTTGATCAATACCTCCCCCCTTTAGAGGGAGATCAACTGATTCAGATCGGATCCACATTTCAATTGACGAACCAACCAGATTGTTATCTCAAATATATGATCTGCCTCAAAAGCTGCAATTCCATCTCCAATACAGAGATGATTACGTTTGAAAATAAGGATATTTACTTACCAGTGGATGAATTGGCGTCAGACCTGGTTCATTACGAACGTTTCTTAGCTTCTCCAACCGGAGCAACAGTGCCGGTCATGGAGGCCAAGCAATTGGAAACGGCTATCAAGGATAAGGTCAAAGAAATCAAACCATGGACCCCCAGTTACCGCAAGGAACAATGTCAGAAAGCGGCAGAGTATCGACGTTTGCGACAGAGCGAAACGGATCATGCTCGAGTTGTGGTGGAATATTATGACGATGAACGTCAATTGTTGCTGGCCTGGAAGCGTTTGATTATCGCCAATGACCCGGATCTAGTTCTTGGATATAATGTTTTTGGTTTTGATTTTAAGTTCTTGTATGAGCGCGCCCAGGAATTGGGCTGTGCTGATGAGTTCTGTCAATTAGGTCGCTTGAAAAATTGCACTGAAGCCTTTCATGAACAGAAATTGAGTTCTGCTGGTCTGGGAGACAATACACTGCGATATGTTCCCATGGCGGGCCGAGTGATGATTGATCTCTACAAGGTGATTCAAAAGGATTACCGTCTGGACAGTTACAAATTGGATAATGTCTCTCATAAGTTCTTGTACAAGGAGAAAGTCGATATGCCACCACGCGAGATTTTCAGTCTACAAAAGGGGACCGCCGAGGACCGGAAGAAAATTGGAATTTATTGTTTGATCGATTGCATCTTGTGTAATCGATTGGCCCTCAAATTGGAAATCATCAACAACAATTTAGCTATGGCCAAAGTATGTAAAGTTCCATTGTCATATTTATTTTTGCGGGGTCAGGGAGTCAAGATTTTCAGTTTGGTCTCTGATGTCTGTTCTCGTGAAGGCTATCTTGTTCCGGTTTTGCCTAAAGCCAATCCGGACGACGATAGCTGGTATGAGGGCGCCATTGTGCTCACACCAGATACGAAAATTCATTTCAAACCGATTGTGGTCGGAGATTTCAATTCACTGTATCCCTCTTCCATGATTAGTGAAAATATCTCCCATGATTCATTTGTGACCATTGGTGGCCAATATGACAATTTACCTGGCTACACATACAACAACATCGAATATGACATTTACAAAACAGACGCGGCGCCGGGAACAAAAAAGAAGCGGAAAGTCAAGACGGGTGTCCAAGTCTGCCGGTATGCCCAATTGCCAGGAGGGAAAAAGAGTATTTTGCCAACCATTCTGATGGAATTGCTAGCGGCTCGGAAAAATGCGAAGAAGAAAATGGAAGATGAGAAGAACCCGTTCAAACAGAAACTGTGGAACGGTTTACAATTGGCCTACAAAGTAACTGCCAACTCCTTGTATGGACAATGTGGAGCAAAGACCAGTCCCATTAATAAAGTGGAGATTGCCGCTTCGACCACAGCGGTTGGTCGCCGAATGATCACATTTAGTCGGAGTTACATTGAGCGCGAGTATAAGGACAAGTTGGTCACACTTGATTTAGAATGTTCCGGCATTTTTGACAGTGAAAAGAAACATTTGGTCCCAACCAAATATACGGGTCGGACGATTCACGTTAAAAACAGCTATTGTGTCTATGGAGATACGGATTCAGTCTTCATCTGTTTCAATGTCTATGCACCGAGCCCAGATGGAAATGGGAAGGGACCGGTCTTACTGGAGAAGGAAACCGAAATCACTGGGTTGGAAGCAGTCAGCGTGTGTATTGCCTTGTGTAAGAAGGCAGTCAAAGAGATTTCGGCACAACTCAAACGCCCACAGAATATCGAGTTTGAAAAAGCCATTTATCCCTTCATTTTGATTTCTAAAAAGAGATACCATGGTCACTATTACACCAAGATTGATAATCCCAGTTTTTATCCTAATAGTATGGGTATTGCGCTCAAACGCCGCGATAATGCTCCGATTGTCAAACACATTTTTGGGGGAGCAATCGATATCATTATGAATGAGAAGGATGTGGACAAAGCGAGAGAGTATGTGATCAATGAATGTCGCAGATTGTTGAAAGGCGAGTTTCCTCTGTCCGATTTCGTGATTAGTAAAACTCTCCGGAGTTATTACAAAAAACCACAACAAATTGCCCACAATGTGCTTGCATGCCGTCAGGCTCAACGTGACCCAGGGAATCGATTTGAACCCAATGATCGGGTTCCGTATGCCTACATTGCCACACCTGGTATGAAAGATGCTCTACAGGGGGATCGAATTGAGACACCAGAGTTTATTCAACAAAACAAATTGACATTGGATTATCGAATGTATATTACCAATCAGATTATGAAGCCTGTTTCCCAAATTTTTGAATTAGTCCCAGGTTATGAGAACATTCAAGAAGTCTTTAATCGAATGTTGGATGATTATGAGAATGAACGTGATGGTGTACAAAAATTGGATCAATTCTTAAAAACCAACGCAACTGTGACATCCAAACTGATGTTTACTAAGTTTTCTGATTTGGTGGCACAGGCCAGAGCTAAACGTAAATTGGGGGACCAGTCCCCCGTGATACCCGCAGCACCCATGTTGCCAACTTCGGAAGATGACGGAATTGAGGAAGATGATGAAAGACCTATGGCAGGACCCTGGGGAGATGACATCGGAGACGATGAGGATGACGATGAAGACATCGGAGACGACGCTGATGACGGTGTGGATCTATAAAATTTGAATGAGTTGAATTGCGATGGTCATCATGTCAAATAAATTGTCAATGTCACAAAATTCAGAGTTGACACAATTTGTTAATAAGCTTCATGATTCGGAGTATGTGAAACAACAAATCGATGCACTCAAAACGATCATTGAATCACAAACACGGGTGCCACCACCTAGTCAGGGAATCGTTGGCTTGGAGAACGTTGGCAACAGTTGTTTCTTCAACGCTATTTTGCAATGTATGCGCCATACTCATCAATTAACAGATCAACTAATGACATCTCACCAATTGCAGATCCTGTCCCATAATCTGAACCATGGAACCATGGAATCGAAAAAACCGATGGTTTTGTTGGTGATCCTGTATCTACGTTTGGTGGATGTTATGTGGAATCAGAATACGTCCAAAGTGTCCCCAGTATGTCTACGGATCTTATTGGGTAAAATTATTTCACAATTTAACAATCTGGCACAGCATGATGCGCATGAAGTCCTGATCAATCTCTTACAATTGTTCCACGAATGTCTTTCATATCCAGTTCGTTATGAAATAACTGGAACCGTTGCATCAGAGATCGATACACAGATCCATAAGGCTCATACAGATTGGGTCTCATATTATCAGGGGAAAAGTTCCGTTATTTTAAAAATATTTGGAGGACAAATGCGCACCGAAATTCGTTGTTTAAATTGTCATCGAAGTACTTTCCGGTTTGATCCGATGATGGTACTTGATCTGCCACTGGAGACAGCATCGCTGGAGGCGACAGATCCAACTACTCTCACTCGTTCATTAGATCTTTTCACAACTACTGAACAATTGAGCCAAGATAATTCCTATCTCTGTCAAGAGTGCCAAGTTAAAACCATGGCACACAAACAGACCATGTTGTGGATGCTTCCGTCGGTCTTGATTATTAAAATCAACCGTTTCCAATCACATGGTTTTTCTGCCTTCCAGAAAAACCAACATAAAATCATTTACCCTGTTTCGGGACTAGATATGACGCCATACGTGGTGTCTCCACGTGCTATCTCCAATGGTCGGATCTACGATTTGTTTGCGGTCACGTGTCACATTGGCCATCTAACCAATGGGCATTACTATGCCATCTGTTACAATCCAATCACACAGACATGGATGTCTTACAATGATGACCGTTGTACTGTGGCGACCAATCCAGTAGATGAGAATACATACATCTTGTTTTATCAACGACGCGAGACGTAATGACGGTATCGCGTTAAATTTCTCACTTTGTTTTTTGTCAGGTCATAATATATTCATGTTACAGGTGTTCATTGCGGCACTAATTACATTTATGGTGGCCATGATCTTAAAAATCCATTGGGATAACCACCACAATGAGGTGGATTTGGTCATTTCACAAATCGATCATAAACACCATTTGGTTCGCAATCTGCCTGACAAGGAACATGCGGCCGATTTATTGGCACAAATTGAGCAGCGAATTGCGCGACTAATGACGTATTTACATGACAAATATCCGAAAGATGTTCGTGTCTCTCGTTTATTGGAAAAGTTTGATTCTAACCAAATTAGCGAGAGTTCAGCAGACAGCTTGTATACCTCGTATTCTGTCAATAAAGGTGAAAAACTGGTTTTCTGTTTACGACAAAAAGATTCACAAGAAGCATTGCATGATCTCAACACCATGATTTTTGTCGCCATCCATGAGTTAGCACATATTATGACGCAATCGGTAGGACATACACGGGAGTTTTGGGACAATATGCGATTTCTTCTGGAAACTGCCATGTCGAGCGATGTGGCAATTTATCAGTATCAATCGTATCACACGGATCCCCAACCATATTGTGGAATGACCATCTCCGATACCCCATTAAAGAAGTAAGACGTTTTATATATGCGTTTCCTGACATCATTCTCATTGATGTCAAGAAGCCCCAAAAGCTAGTAAAAATAATCTCCCAGATACATATATATCTTAATGGCTGCAAGCTCATCTTTATGTGAGCAATCACTACAGGATCATTATTATAAAGTTGCCCATTGGCAAGGGGACCATCGCCACTGGTACGCATGTTTGGGTGAAATACCAGCGGCCATTGATCAAATCCTCAAACCATTCAATGGTCACCGTGGTCTCTTGACCACCCAATTATTAACACATGACCAGGTCACGCAAGTCTCACAATATTTTGGTGTAGTTATGACGAGTTCCGATCAGCTTATGACCCTGTTGGGTTGGGATCAAGTGACTTCGGGAGATGAGTGGAGCTATTGGTCATGGTTGATTGAGACCGATGACAATGTTTTTCAAATCAAAAATAAAGTGGCCTGTGAACTCAAAGTGGCTCCCGAATTTCTCTACGCATACATCGAAGACGCCACAACTCACCAACTGACGACAGTGGATCACACATTTACCTCGAATGACGTAACGCTTGACATTCCAGCCGAACCAACAATTCAGGCCGGTATTTTCCAACAAATGTATGTGGAACCATTTAAAAACGAAAATGAAGCTGACCGCCCACAAATCCAAGATTTAACCAGTTGGTTCCTCTCAGATTATCCAATCAAACAAGAAACTCTGTATCTTATTGATGTCTGTCAATGGATTCAGTGGGCCTTGCAAATAAAGGTAATTCCCAGTGCCAATCCTAATCTACCTGGATTAAAAGCCTATCTCTCCATTTATTGGCCGAGAATCAAAAATCTGTCTGATGTGATCATGACTTGTCGTTTGGTTCCTCCGAGTACAGAAACATGTCGTATGGTTGAACAGGATCGTCAAATTATTCGACACATCAAACATCCATCGCCACTTTTAAGTGAAAATCCCACCCAATTTCAACCGTGCAAATTGCTGGAGATTGTGCTTCATATCAACTACAATGAGTCTTCCGATGATTTCATCGATTTGGTCAAGATTTTCGATCGTTATGTATTGAATCAGGAAGTGCCCTTTGTCAAGTATAAAGCAGAGAAAAGTAAAGATCCAATTCACAAGGTGTATCAACAAGTGACCCAAGAGATTCCATTGAAAATGATTCAAGAATGGATTGGTGATTTCCAGAAAAAAAGTAAATTGGTTGATCAAGAGGGGGCAGAAGGCAAACGAGATTATGTGATTACCAGCGGACGTGGTTTAAGTTACAAACTTTTATTGTACGGGGATGGAAGTGGTGCTACGGGTCCCAATAAGTACGCAACCGTTAATTTTTATAAAGATGGGAAAATCGAATTCAAATGTTATTGGAGCGAATCGATGGGAGCCATGATGCCGCATGTGGAACAGGCTCTTAAAAAATTGGCTGACATGGTCAAGACGATCAATCAAATCGAGTATCAGATGACCAATGTCTCCCGCCAGCGACGGATCCGTTTACCAGATCCAGAATTTTTGCTTCATGGAGGGACCAGTAATACTCAAATTGGTTATCTCAATATTGTTTTGCCCTTTACTTCGAGTCTCAAGATTGATTTCAACCAATTGAATCAGTATGCCAAACAGATACCAACATTTGTTAAAATTGTGGAGAAGGAGAAACCCTTGATTCCTTTGTCGCTTCCCACAGTGACAAAGGAAGATTTAACGTCGAGTCATTTGCGTTACATTCGGATTTCTAACCTGTTGGATCTCAATGAGATTCAACAATTTATTTATAATGCGTGCCGTGAAATCGAAAGAGGGAGTGAACGCAAGGAGAAAATCGTTAAACTATTGACCAGTCGTTATCCCTATACCAATGAAGAGGCGAAACTGGTTTGCCATGAGAATGCCGAAATGATTGAACAGACGCTCAAGGATACTGAACAAACCGGACGCAGAAAAACCAAGGTTAAAGGGTTGGGAATCGATCTGAAAATTTACGCGTCCAAATCAGAATACAAAATTTTCATTTTGGGAGCCAAGAATTTGTCCCAATTAACTTCCATTCGACGTTTCATTGAGACCATGATTAAAATGTTCATGTTGCGTGACCGCGTGGAACTGTTTCCCTCCAAACAAGAAAAAAATTTATTATCGGGCGTAGCGCCGGCACTAGCACCGGCAGGAAAAAAAGTTGACCCATTTGCAGCCTTGCGAGCCAAGATTGCAATTCCCTCGACTTCACAACCACAACCACAAGTTCAACCACCGGTTCAACCGGAGGTTAAACCTCCAACGCAGTTCCCAGTTCAGCCTCAAGTATCCCCTGTGTCACCGGGAGGCGTGGTAGGTGCTCCACGAAAGCCACAATCAACCAGTTATTTGAAAGAAACTGCACCACTGGCCCGACTGAAGGCTGCCGACATCATTTTCGAAGATGATTACTCTCGTAAATGTCAAAGCCAAACGCAGCCAATTGTCATGAGCGATGACGCTCGAGATGCACAGATCTCTCAATTGAACGCGGAAAAAGCCCAATTCTCTGGGATTCCACCATCCCAATTAACTTCAGTTCAATCCGCTCGTTTGAATACTATTCAGGGGATTTTAGATCTTTATCAAAAGGGTTTAATGTATCGTAACCATTTTTATGTGTGTCCATCATTCTTTGATTACACCACACAAGAAGTGATTACTGAGGATGAGGCCAATATGAGAGAAAAATCGGGACATGTGGTACGTCGATTAACCAAACAAGGCACATCTAAGGACTATGTAGGATTTATTAAGAATAAAGTCACTATCACTGAGGATGGCGTAACCAAACAAGTCTCTCGGCCATGTTGTTATGCTCGACCTCCCAAAAATCTCGGCGAGGCAGAGGGAGTTGAATCTCTGGACTCATCGGTTTTAGTCACGACCCCAGCCATGGTTCCGGTTGCATCAGCAGTAGATCTGGGCAATCAGAAATACGTTTTGAACGCCGATAAGGAGAACATTGATGCGGAACGGTATGCCATTTTACCTGAAGTTTTCAACAATCTGTTCAACCAAGGGCGCCGTTTGGATAGTAAAATCGGCATGGGATACAATGGATATTTAAGACAAGGTGTGACCCATGTGCAGCATCATCAAGTCTTTTTCAATGCGATTGGCAAAATCTACGTTCCTCCGGGGACCAACACAATTACCCCGAAAGATGGAGCGACTATCCGTCAACTCTTGGCCAGCGAAAATTTGCTAACAATGCAACGGTTCTTATCGCTCAAATCAGGAGCATTAAAATTGGTCTTCCAGGAAGATCTCAATGCGTCAGATCAGCAAGCTTATGACCAGTTCCAAGCTTTCCTCAAGGGGGATAATTACTTGGATGAAGATATACTATGGGATTATGTTTCGGCTCCAGGAGTGATTCAACCCAATGGATTTAACTTATACATTATTGAGAGTGGTCGGAATGATGTAAAGTATCCGTTTGATGATTTGACACTCAAGTGTCCCATGGGATATGAAATCGAGGATTTGTATAAGTTGGACAAAGTCAGTTATGTTTTGTTAAAATATGGGGAGACCTATGAAATCATTACACGTGTGGATAATGATACCCGATCCAATATGTTGTTTTTGCCTTTTGATCCCATCATGAAACAGTTTGCTACTTTGATCAAACATTGTCAACCCACACCATTCATTTTCACGTCACAGTTGTTTGAGGATTCTAATATGGCCATGCCTGGGAACTTGCGCGAACCCACGACGTTAAAAAATACTCTAGCCGAACTACAGGACTATTTGCGAAAATACCCAGACGATATCTCCTTTAAACCCTCTGCACAAATCGTCGACGCGTACAACAAGGCAACCGATGTGGTCTTGACCAATGGATTACGAATTCCGATTCAACCCTCCAGCCGGGACACAGAATTAGCGGTTGTGTCTACGGTTGACGTTCCTCCTCTGTCTTACTATCAAACAGTCACATGGTTATACCAACTTAACGATCGAACTGGACTGCCTCTGGAACCAGTTCGTAATATTTTGGATCAAAAAGGCCAAATTACGGGTCTTTTGTTGAAAAATGGGTTGGTCATGCAAGTGCAATTATTGAATCCCAGTCAGATCGATCAATCCCAGTTTAATCCACTAATTGTTCAAGTTCCATTTAATCTGGATTCCATGACACAATTATATGTTCGGGATTTGGTCGATCAATCTCTCGCACAATCACCTAATGCAGATGCTCGGATCAAATATGTCAAACGAAGAAAATATGAGGATGAAAGTTATCAACGGTTCCGGTATGAAGTGGGTAATTGGTTAGCCAAGACCAGTGCAGATGACATGTTAAACCAGATTCGACAGATTATTGATTCCAGAGACACGACCACGGAAAACAAACGTCAACAATTGTCTCAAGTTTTACAACCCTTACGTGAAATTGTCACTCAACAACGAACTCCCCCTGTCCAATATGAGACATATGTGATACCCAATACTCGCGCCACTTGTGAGTCACGGGTGACAGACAACGCGGCTGATCCGGCCACTCAATGTCATCAGGATCCCCATTGTGCATGGGAACCTCAGTCAAAACGATGTCGATTGTATGTTAACCCCGACAACCTATTGGATCCGGAAATCGATGAATTTGAGCGGTTTATGGCTTTACTGATCGAAGAATTATTGAAAAGCCAAATTAAACGCCAAGAATTATTGACTAATCAGGTGGATAATATGGTGGATCATGATATCTTTGAACAGCATGATCAGGAAGTTTTGTTGACCAATTTAAATCCGTTGCAACAAAAAGCCAAGATTAGCCAATTGTATGTGAAAGGTGTGGATTATTACACTCGGATGGCTAAATTGTATGATTTGCAAAATCCTTCTCCTATGGAGGAAACCGAAGCTGAAGCCGGTGTGGATCTCTACACACAGACGATTGGTTTTGAGAAACCAATTCGCTTTTGGGCGAATCAATTAGGAGAACGGTTCTTGGTTCGTCAAGATGATGAAACACCAGATAGTTTGTTGGAAGGAATTGTCCTGGCGCTGAATCAACGAGATCCACAACAAGCGTACAGTGTTGGGGTCTTGCGTCAGACGTTGGCCAATGCGATTACACAAATTCCAGATGAGGTCACCCAGGCCCCACAAACCACTCTGCCTGGTTGGCAACGCTTATTGAGATATTATCGTGACATTTGTCATGAAGACTTAAAGTTCGACACCTTAGACAGCTTGCAAGAATATCTTCAATCTCCTCGACATTGGATCTGTTTGATCGATCTGGTTATGTTGTCACAACTGTTTGATGTAAAATTCATGATTATGGCTCGGGAACGGGCCATCGGAAACAAGACAGGATTCATTTGTTTGGGAGTGACCCCCACGGTTTCCAACCATTATATTTTGCTGTATGAATACAATCTGGAAAAATACCGGATTATGGGCTTATTTGGAGTCAATCCCAATCTGACGGACCCTAAATATCTGTTGACTAAAGAAGAGATTCCGCCCACAGTTTATCGGACGTGGACCGAAACGTGTCAACATGACAGCAAGGAAGTGGCGCAAGATTGGCATGATTTAACGGTCTTTAACTACCCCATGTTGGAACTCTCGCAACCGAAGAAACTAGTGGTTCGAAGAAAAGAACCAACTGTAGTCCCCAAACTAGGTCCATCTCCAACACGCCCACCCCCAATCCCTTCACCAATTCCCCCACCCCGACCACTACCACTACCACTACCACTACCACTACCACCTCCGCCGTTATCAATGCCTGTGACAACCGAAGAGATCCCATCACTTCATATTCAACAAATCGAAGAAGAAGACTTCATTCCTCCACAATCACCGCCATCGCCACTACCACCTCTGATGCCGTCAGTACCTAAACCACTCAAAAAAATTATTATCAAACGCATAAAACCACCAGAACCAGAACCACCAGAACCACCAGAACCAGAAGTCAAACCACCAGAACCAGAAGTCAAACCATTACGAAAAATCATTGTCAAGCTGGAACCGGAAGTTAAACCACAACCACCACTACCACCGAAACCGGAAGTTAAACCATTACGAAAAATCATTGTCAAACGGGAACCAGAACAAATCCAATCATCTAAGAAAATCACTGTTCAACATGTTGAAGCAGTGCCCACTCAAATAACAATCCCACAACAACCGGTCGCCGTGACTCCTCCAGTCCCGATCTCAAAAGATCAGAAACCTAAATGTCAATGCATCACCAATAAAGGTACTCAATGCACTCGATACGCAATGGTGGGGTCCAAATATTGCAAATTGCATTCACAACAATGCAAAAATCCAATCTCCTAAATTAAAATGAATTGTTCGATGATAACTGTCATCAATTATCATCGAAATTGAAATGAAACATCATGAATCACACGTGGACTATCTCTTCCAATACTTTACAATCCACATAATTATAGCGAATCACATCATTCATAATCGGAACTTCGCATAAACGGGTATAGTGTCCCTGTTGACACTCTTGTTCTGCCATCTGGATTGATGTCACACTATTATCACCTGTCATGTCTCCTTCCCATGTAGTCGCAATCATATGTTGGTGATATAAGGCTTTGGCCACATCTTTCAAATTATAACTAAAAGCACCGGGAATCGCTACCTGTTCCGTTTTGAACAATTCACACAGATCAGTAAAATGTAATGTGACTTGGTTCATGCTAATTTGTAACTGTTGTCGTAAATAAGTCTCGATTTGATATTTCTCACAATTGCCCCAATGGGTCAAATAGACATCTTGTGGATGATCAGAGACCTGATTATCCTTCATGACATCTTGCCACCACTCTTGTAACATAGTCTTCTCTTGAGCATGGTCCAAACGATTAATTAAATAATTATGATAAGTGCGGGTGCCACGTTGACGGTTCACACAGAGACATCCAGTCATGTAGATGTATTTGACTCCATAACACGTTGGGAATTGGGAGGTATCTGTCATATGATTAATAAATTCAAAATCCAGGTAGAATTCCACGGTATGTCGTTCGGGTTGAATTTGATCCAGGTTGATTACCCGTTGGTGAAGATTACTTTCCACCATGTTTAAAATATTGGGTTGATAACGTGACAAATGTTCCAAATGTTGCTCCGTTAGTTGTGTCCATTGAATAATTCCCATGCGTTGACGTTCACCAGGTCCGAGATTCCACATGAGGGTCAGATCCTGTTGGCGAATGGCTAACTGTTTTTTCAATTGCGACCAAGGAGAATCGTTGCCGTTTTTCATGTTTGGGAATAATTCTGGTCGAGAGGGTGGATCGATTGACCACTCAGCCCCATGGATCTGTAATTCAGTCAAAAAAGTTAAATATTCTCGACGTTGTGTCACATAGGATATATCATGGGTCTCGGGACACACCAAACCCAATGTTTTGATGGCATTATTGATATCCGTTTTAACCCCTTTCGATAGGGAGGAAGCTTGGTATCCCATGACCCATCCATATGAAGTGCACTCGAGACCGATTGGGTGCGAATGCAACAAATTGAGAAGATGCACACATTCCATCTTAGCTTCTTTTTGTCCGCAACTGGAATTGAGTAAATAGAGAGTTTTAGCACATAATTTGAGTCTATTGTATCGGAATTGAACTAATGTGTACTGTGTAGATGTGGGTCTGGGTAATTTAGCCAATGAGATTTTTTCCCACGCTGTGGGGAATAGTTTTTGAAACCATGACATTTGAATCAACAGATCCATGATCCCCAGAGTATCAGTCGATGCATCGTACAAGGTTGCATGGAAAATGACTGGCACCTGTGTTTCCAGGGAATTCAGAGTCCGCGACAGATCGTCGTAAGACAACCCACGAATTTGGGACTTTTTCTGGTCCACCGATGCGGGTGGAGAGGGTGACGTGGATTGAAGATCGAGATATGCATTTGTCGGGAGTTGTGATTTGAGATAGGTGACCACTTGTTTTTTAAATTGATCAATCTGAGTCCAAGAGGTAGATATAGAGGTACTGGGATCTTTTTGATGACAGTCACCATACAAATCCAACCAATCAAGAAGAAGGTCATGGTCGATGGCGCGGCGATAATGTTTTTGATGATGTGGTGGGGGGGCTGGCACGTTTGTGCCAGCGTTTGTGTTCGGGTCAAGATATTGGGAATAAAGCTGTAAGGAGTCCACGTTTTTCTTTTGACGTTTCCGAGGGTGTACCGATTCGTCGTCGGTTTCTCCTTCATTGTTAATGTGAATCAGTTGTAGGAACGTATGGATCTGGGGAAGGATTTGTGTTTCATAGATGTGTGACTGATAGGTGACGCGTTGCTCCAGGAACGTGTGCACATCCGTAAACTGATTGTCGGAATAGTAGCATCCTTCCAGAGTGAGGCCTAACCGAGCTAATAAGGGAGTCCAAACATACAATTGGGTTTGAATTTGCAACCAATAATAATATGGAATAGTGGAGGCAATTCGACGACGATATGGGCATTTGATTTCCACTAACCAGACATGAGTCACTCGATCCTGGTCATCGGTCTCGAGTAAGAGACCATCTGGTGAGGCACCGATCTTACAATCTGTGGGATGTGTGGCCAATCCGAGATTGATTACGACCCCATGTACTCTGGATTGTAAACTACGTTTCACAACCTCTTCATGCTCGGTTCCCCACTGGATTTCAGGGGACATTTTTTCGACTTGTTCAATTTCAGGATGAGTTTTGTCATAGTACAGTTCTCGAGCAGTTTGGAACGGGGCACAATTACAAATAGTTGAGACTTCGGTGGCCGTAATTAGCTGTCGACGTGTTTGATACCAGTCTTGAGTTTTCTGCTCAATTTGAGGAAGTTGGCGGATACGAACAATCATTTGATTCACATCATAGTTGATGTCCGGGTCCATTGAAAATGTTATTATTCTTGATGTTAACATCAAGAATAATAATTCTAAATGTTTTTTAAGATCAGACACGCATCACAACCACATGCAAAATATTAATAGCAGATAACAGAAACATATTTAGTTTTGTTCCTAAGGAGTGTACCCAACAATGTACATTTGATGTTAAAGAAAATGATCCAATATATATCGGCCATGTATTCGATGATTCAATAGATACCCAATGAACCAAAGCGTTATATACACTACTTCTTTTTGTTTTCGTTTGTTGATTTTTAGGGGTTTTGCGTTGTGTTTGTTAAGCCACCACTTGGCGCGAGCATTGTAGACTGCATGCTGTTCCGGAGTCAATGCCTTCCCCGAGGCTCCGATCTGTTATGTTTAGCCCGAACGGTGATGGACCACAGCCTTACCTGTGACTGTTTCAGTTGTCAGAAGTTCACTGATCGACTTCCATTTCATCGTCATCATCATCTGTTTCGTTCGAAGTATATACACCGGTGTGTGCTGTCAATGACTGAGTGGGTGTCACCGGACCCAGACTTGTATAGATGTTGGCCAGATTGTTGACCAACCAGAGTCTGGCCAGTGCCTGATTGCGTTCGGCGTAATCACGCGGCCGTATGACGACGTGTCCGGAATAAGCCACGAATGCCGCCACCACTTCTGCTTTGGTTAATTCGTTAATATTGATTCTGTGAGTCATCACGTGAGTAATGTGTGTGTGTAAAACTGACTGGGTAGGGTTTTGAGAATGAGGCCAAAATGGGATCAATTTTTCTTTGACTGGACCAAGGACCCAAAGGGAGCATGAAGGATAAGGTTTGAACGGGATCGACATTTCTGAGGGTTGACAGGTCCAGAGATGAGTCGTTATGTCTTTGTGAAAAGAATATCGATACCAAACTCCAGTATATGAGATGACGATCAATGTGCCTGGTTTGGGCCCGAAGGCAATCACGGCATTAGCGAATCCAGTTCGGATTTTGAGGAATGCTCGGGATCGTGCTGGTGTCTGTAGATCGAACAAGTGAATGGTTCCCGCATTGGAGATGACACCAATAATTCGTGATCTGTGGAGAAAGCGAGTGATTTGATGCGAGCATTTCGATATCCTCGTCGGAACTCCAGAGGAATGTCTTTATCATTATAAACAGTTTTCCCAATAATTAACAGTTGGCTTGTTTGTTCGGTGTGAATCGCGCATTTTCGAAATTAATGACCACCGAATCGTTTTCGGTGGCTCGTTTAATCGCGTCGAACTCCTGAGAGTTCTTGACGGATGATTGGGTCCAGAGCCGAATGGTGACAAATTTAACTTTCGGACTAATAGAGACACCAATCACATTGCCCGGTTGGTTGGAGGCCATTTCACCTACACAGAAACATGATAACTTTTCCCAGAAGTCATGGGCATATTTTTTATCCACTTTGAAAGTCCAACCACCTCCGTTAACATTGATTGCGTGGTCCCAAATGGGGGGACATCTTTGGCGCATAAGATAATACATTCCGTTATTCATATTGGTCACGTTGTTGTAGACAATCCAGAAGTCTTCAACCGTATTGAAGGTGAGCAATTGGCGATAACTCTCCAAGGTCCATCGTTCATCGTTGAGATCATGCATCCAATAGACCCATGTATCTTGGAGGGGATGTGTTTCTTGCGTTTCGGATTGACCATTAGGATTAGTTTTCTTATTAACAATTTCGATATATTGGGGTTTCTTTTTCTGCGAGGTGACAATTGTCCAATCTTCTTGATGAAGCATGTTTGCTTTCAGCAAACAGGATGGTGTATAAAATATACCCATCAATTTTTTACGTAGCATGAGAAATGCTAATCTAAATCTGTTTATTATAATATAATATGGCAACAAGGTGTCAGTGTTATCAGAGTTTAGCAAAGACTAATGTTCAGTGCCCATTCAAAGCGAAAAAAGATAGTAGATATTGTGGAATTCATCAAACATGTCATACTGATAAGATTCGGTTTGTAGATAACTTGGAACCACAAACATTGACATCTGAGGGGCTACAACGGAAACAAGAGAAACAAACACACAGGAGTGGAGAGGAAACAAAAACAAGTGTTGGAGGGGAAGCAAAACGGGAATTGGATAGGAAACAGAAGCAGGAGTCGGAGAGGAAACAGAAACAAGAGTTGGAACATCATTCTCCCAAAAAGATTTATATCAAGCGTATAACTCCCCCACCACCCCGGGAACAGAAACAAGAATCGGAGAGGAAACAGAAAACAAGAATCGGAGAGGAAACAGAAACAAGAATCGGAGAGGAAACAGAAACAGGAGCCAGAAAGAAAACAGAAACAAGAATCAGAGAAGAAACAGAAACAAGAATCAGAGAAGAAACAGAAACAAGAATCGAAACTGTTCGATTGTAGTCAATATCAAATTCAACCATTTCAACATCAATTTCAACAAGTCACTGAAAATGTTGTGCACAGAGTAGACCCTGTGTTCACAATTCAGAAAATCCGACTAGATGTATTGGCCAATATGTTAAAATTTAAGCATTTAAATCCTGGACAATTATTTAGCAAAATTATTACTGACGATGGATCACATCCTAATGCCGGTCGACAGGGATTTCTCTTTGAAACGATAACCATCATTTTAATTGTTACTAAATGCCTTGTGAAACTTGATTATACTGAAATGAGAATTGGTCAGATCGGTAACCATGAAAAACTAAGGGATTTTATGAAGTTACTCATAGAGAATGTTCATCTGGGAAATAATCCAGCTGATGTTATTTTAAAACAAACAGATGATATCACCGTTTTTATATCCATTAAATATCGCAATAATTTACTTCCCAAAGACACAGACGCCAATATTATTAAAACTCAGGTGCAGGAACAAGCTCCTAATGAGAAATATAAAATTGGTCTAATCGTGAAAAATAAAAGTGATATTACTGATCATAAATACACAAAAAATGATGTTAATGAGCATGTTCATCGTGAGATTAATGATAATGGTTTGATGTTTGATGAACCTGATGTGATTCATGCCCTGGGAATTTTCTGTGACCGTTTTAGGGAAATCATGAATGTGAATTCATTGATTGAATTGATCAATCGTGAATATTTATTGGATGGTCGGAAACAATTAATTCCCAAATTACATCAGAAATTAGCTTTCTTACAATTTAAAAAAAATATTAAATTTCCTATCCATATTCTGGCACACAAACAGCGTAGCGGGAAAAGCATCACTTTGTTACTCATGTGTAAATATTTACTACAGAATGGTCGTCACAAGATCCTCATCATGACCCCAGTTCCAGCCAATATTGAGGATTATATTGACGCCATCCGAAAATATGTCGATTTCAAACATATCAACTATCTCACACAAGACCAGTTTAATCATGTTCCAAACGATTTTATTGGATTGGTATTCTGTAGTGTCCAATATCTCAAAACCAATAAAGAAATTAAAAAGAAAAGGTTAGCGGTATTGAGTTTTGATGTGATGATTGTCGACGAGGCCCATTTAGGAAGTTCCACGACGAAAACCAAAAAGGGGATTATCGAAAATAACTTGGACAAAGATGTCATGGAAGTCAGAGAGTACGTTAAACAGGTGATTTTTGCGACTGCTACACCAACCAAGCCGATTCGTTTCTATCAAATTCCACCCTCTCTAATCTATCATTGGGACTTAGAAGATGAGGCCTACATGAAAAAAATCAATCGTGAACCATTGAAAGAGTTAGTTGCTGGGATGATTCATACTCATTCACCGTTATTTGTCAATTGCTATTGTGATGAGACATTAGATCGCGATTATACTCGTTATCCCACACAGGTGTTAATGAAATATTTATATCCAGATTCTCTCAGAAAACAGATTGAAAAAAATCTGTTAAAAGACAAATTGGGTTGTTCTTCCATATGCAAAAGTCATCTACACAAGTTAATTACAGTAAGGGCTGCACATAAAGCCTCAAGTGGATTCGGTAATATGTTTGTAGGGTATCCCAATGAGATCCATACAGATTCATATATAACTTTTTGACGTGATACGCCATTTATTAATTCGAAAATAATATTGGTTAATGTAATACATGTAATTCCATTCATGTATCATACGTAACTGTACCACCAGATATAATTTGTTTACCATCAGTCGTAATACTAATTTGGTGACCGTCTGAACTTGTACGAGTTTCGATGACGCGCTTATATTCTTTGGACAATAAATGTAATTTTAGTTCGTGTAATCCTTTATGGGCGACATAATCGATTTTATTTGAGTAGAATAGAGCATCTGTACTGTTATCATCGTCGTGATTTTTGAAACCCATGAAAACATCAAAATTAATCTTTTGGGGCACAGTGATTGTAATACTGTCGCGCATAGTTGACCATAATGTGCCATCATTTATGGTTGTCTGCTCAAAAACAAGAAATTCATTAAGATGATTATCATCACTACCTGAACAAATAGTCCATTGTGCAATATTGTGTTCGATGAATTTCACTATTAGTGAACATACACTGTTGTTTTTATTTTTCATCGTGAGTGAAATTAATGGTTGATTGAGATGCTGTTCGTCATTAAATTCTGATAAAGAGACATCTCTCAATAGGTCGTAAACTTGAGTCAGGTTACAGTTTGTTATACTTTTTGTGAAGTTACTCACAAAAACCGGGAACAGTTCCGCAGTTATATTGGGTACGCGCATTGGTGTGGTGTTGATCAGTACCAAAATTTATTTTGATACTATCAATTTTTTTAATTAGATTGAGTTGCATCTGTGTTTCGGTTATCATCATTTTCCAGTATTATGGGTGTGACTGGTGACTGTTTGCATACTATTTACCGTTTAAGTCTCCGTTATAATACGATTTTCAATGTCGTACATATCTTTCACTGATACTGCAAACATCTCGTTAATCGTTGTCATAGTTCTGGTGATAATCAGAACTATGACAAAATTTGAGCTTAGAACTAAGAGCCCCAAATTTGATTCACAGACCGATTTATCCCATTACTCCGATTCATACAAATTTTAATGAATAAGATCAATCTTAGGCTCAAATATCCAATCAACTACGATTTTGGCAAGAATTGGGAAACCAAGATTGTCCCCTATCTTGATGATTCAATTATCATTGAATCTCTGAAAGCTCTCCAGGCTAGCTGGCTAGCCCCAGAAGAAATATACCATGTGATTCGAACACATGAAATCATTCCACCTTGTGAAATGGCAAGGCAAGTATTCCGTAGTGAAATACAAAATAGGCATATTGATCATCTACGATCAATTGGGAAATACTCAGGGAATTTTTGGAAATCGAAAATCGATTTGAAATGAATTCAGATACAGAATAATACTAGTTGTCACTGTCTTCATTTTCTTGTGATACATTTGGTCGACTTTGTGGTTCGGGTAGTGGTTGACCCTCTTCCCACCGTTGATAATCCCCTGGGAAGATGATTCTTTGTCGGACCTGGTTATCCGTAATGTCTTTCATAACCATACTTTTACGCGCCAGGGCATTGAGGATTTTGACCTCATCCTCTTCCAGACACAGGACAAAATGGACCATGGAATCCGACTTGGTATTGATTCGGTGGAAACGGTGACTCAATTGATAGAGTGTAATGGTCGAGTAGTTGGGATTGACTAAACACACTCGGGGGAAATGTCCTTCTTGATCATCGAGATCGATACCAGAACTACAGACCGAGAGGTTGCCAATTAAGAGTCGGTATTCGGTTGTCGGAGCTTGAAACTTGTTAAGGGTTCCGGTTCTTTTCTGGATGTTCATGCTTCCATCCAAGCGGACCGGGCGGTAGTCCTTTAAGAGACCCATGAGATCCTCAATGGTGGCGGTGTAATTGACACACACAGCTACTTTTCGTGTGGGATTCTCGGTCAATAACTGACGCGTAATCCGTTCAAATAGCGGGATTTTGGCGGTCTCGATCATCATTAGAGCCACGGTAATCCCGCTCAAACTGTTGACCGCATTCTCTCCGAAATTAACTGTTTGTGTGAGTGAGTTGAAGCGGGACGCACGAGTCAGGGCATCAATGCCTTGATGAAGCAACGCCACCGATCTAGCTGAAGCCGCGGCTTCAGCTGTGTTCTCCTCCCCCACACCCAGATGGTAGTAGGCGTTCATTTTGGTAATGTGAACCGGAAGTTCAATTGGATCCATGGAGTGGCTACAGTATTGTTTAATCATTGAGGTGAACAATCGATAGGCGTATTCGTTAAGTGAGTTCATCTGTCGCCCACTATTACCAGAGTTCCATCTCCAATGCCAGGTATAACGGTAGCCCACATCTTCCATGAAGTGGACATGTTCACGAGTCACTCGGTCAGGATCGAAATGGTTTCGACAATAATCCTCGATTTCCTGCATGCCTCTCCATTCCATTTCTTGTGTGATCGGGTTGGAGACGGAAAGTCTTTCACTGATCATGACATGGACCAGGTGCAAGAGATGGGTGATTTGTTTTTTCTCATCCACCGGGCTTCCACTCAAGAGAATGACCCGAGATTTAGCCGCATTCGGATTACGGAGAAATTCTTCCGCAATTGGGCGAATCAGTTCGCGACAAGCATCGAGCTGGTTACTGGTATTTTTGATGTTTTGGATCTCATCAATGACCAACAGGACTCCACTCTTGACCATGTCCAAATATTGTTGCGTGCACGCGTAATCTACCCGTTCGATTTCTCGAGGTGCTTCGGTTGTGGGATGTTCTGATTCGACGGTGGATGTGTAATCTCGACGGGTCAATAGTCCATGCTTAGGTTGGGAGAATTTGACCGAACGCAATTCGCAAAAACTGATCAGCTTATTGATTTTGATCTCGTACTCGGATTCCATGTGTTGCCATTTGGTTTTGACGGAGACAGGGGAGATCACCACCATGTAATTGAACTGGCGACCATACCGCTCGTTGAACAGATAGGAGGTGGTGTAGGTTTTACCAGTTCCCAGCATGGAGAAATCGAAAGCAAAATGGTGTTGGGCCAGGATTTCGTCTAATCGAAGTTTGTGTTGGATTTGATATTCATAGAGTTGAATCAATTTGTGAGGTTTGAGTTTAATGACAATTTTGGGTTTCGCTTGGGTTTGAATGGGAGCTGGAGCTTCTTGTGATGATGTGGGTGTTTTTACTTTGATAATTGGTTTTAATAGCTCCATGGGAAAATAAGATTAGCTACTTTGGCTAATTTGAGGATCATCAATTTTTCCGCCTCTAAATCGAAAGGGTAAAATTTGATCTGCCGATTCTGTACACATCAGTCATGTCTGATCAAAACCTGATGGAAGCATTTGAATGTCAAATTTGCATGAATCAGCGATCGATGACCACCGAAATGGTCTGTCCTGGCTGTGGACTCCATTTTTGCACCAGTTGTCAACGCCAGTATGCCAAAGGAGAATGTATGGGGTGTCACATTAAATTCAAACAAGCCTACTTGGTCGAACATTTGGGTCAATCATTCATCAATACGGTGGTCAAACCCCAAATTGTTGAAGAGTTAATGCGAGAACAGAAAGAGGGGCTTCGACAGGTGCAACCCCTGATTGATTGGGAGAAAGAATATCGCCAACAAAAGAAAAATGTACGTTTCGGAATTCCGATCAGCCTGCCTCCTCGCCCTAAAATCTCGGCCACTATCCCGGTCCAAGCAACGGTCTTCCCGTGTCCAGTGGCCAGTTGTCGAGGATTTGTGGAAAATGGGAAATGCGGTCTCTGTAAGGAAACAGTGTGTCTTAGATGTCGTGAACTCCTGACGCCTGACCATGTGTGTAAAGTGGAAGATTTACAATCGATTGCCCTATTGCTCCAAGATAGTAAACAATGTCCTCGATGTTGCGCCACCATTCATCGAACTGAAGGGTGTAACCATATGTTTTGCACTAATTGTCGCACTCATTTCGATTGGGTCAATGGGACGATTCTCAAGACCAGTAGTAATGGTCATTATCTCCATTTGCAACGTTTTTCGGACAATATTCCGGTTCGTCAGCTGGCAGGTGTGGCCGATGAGGCCGACCGTCATGATGACAACGCTTGTCAGGAAGGATTTTCGATTTATCGTGACCGTGTCAAGTTGGCTGACATCCCACTCGGTCAACTCTCCCATGACTTGATTCATTCCCTCTGGGATGACAGTAATACCATTCGTTTGATGAAACGGAAAAAATACAATGAACCGGAGATTGAAAACGAATACCGAGAGAGTTTACAAGAGATGCAAGTTAATTATCTATTGAATGAACTTTCTGAGACACAGTGGAGACGTGGAGTTTATCTCCATTACAACAAACATCAATTGTCACTGGTCTATTCTGATGTTCTTAATTTGTATCTAGCCTCGGTGGATGCGTTCCAACAATTATTACATGCAGGTCCTTCACCCGCGGGGGACCAGTGGTCGAGCGAGGAAATTTTAAGTCAATATGGGAAATTGGTGGATTTGTGCAACCAGAGTTTCCAAAGCTTACAAGAAGAATATGGTGGCAAATTGCATCACATTCGACATCCACACGAAAACACCCATGTCCCAGCATTTGTCTGACTTCGTTGACGTCGTTACTTCGTTGAAAATACATAAAAGATCCAAGGGATTATAGATATAGAAAAAGATGGATACCGCTTCTTCTTTGCCTCCTTTACCTCCAGTTCCAAAGGCACAACCTGTGCCAAAGGTGCCACCAGTATCGAAGGTTCTACCACCTGTATCCCATCCTCCATCAGTGCAGGCCAATTCCGGAGGGGTTCCTGCATCAACCGTGTCCACAACTCTCAAGTCAGACTACCGCTGTTTCTACTTACCTAATTTGAAAACAGTTTATTTGAAACTACTGAATGACAATTTAGTGACTTTGATTGAGTACATTTATGCACACACAGAAGTTCCTCCATATGATTCACCCGAGGTTCGAATTTCTCTCTCCATGCAAATGATTCTCTCAAGTGATCAATTAGTTCCGATTCATGTCTCGACTAAGATTGCTAAAGATTTTGATCTCTTACGTTATGACACTCAATATACCAATCAATGGGCCAATCCAGCTCGTAAACGTCGTCAATTAGCACACGAACTGGACCTCCTGAAGAAACATACTGAGATTGACGATGCGATTTCTTTAAATTTATCGGATCATAACGCCACACCGTTGACCACCGAGGGTTTTGATCTTCACAGTAGTATTTCGACTCTCAATGTGTCTTCGTCATGTCCGATCCCAGCGGATGAAGCTGAGAGTGGCAATTGCAGTATCATGTGACATCACATGTGTTAAAATTTGATTAATAGATTGAATGAATCAATGGATACACCATCCATTTAATCTATTCGATGGAACTGTCAGATTCCGATCTCGATGTTGAAGCTGTTGCATCATCATCACAGACATTTCGTACATCGCAGATGCCACATACTTCTTCTTCCCATTTATCTTTATTCTCCCCATCATTACCTTGGCCCAAAAAGATTGTTGGGACCGACCGGACCGACCGGACCGACCGGACCGACCGGACCACCCTATTAGAGCAATATTATGTTGATTTTAAAGAATTCAAATACATGTTTGTTCGTAAATGCATGGTTTGGAAAAAATATGAAGCATACAAGGTTTGGGCACAGTGGCTGATTCGTAATCTATGTCATGTCACACATAATTATCATATCATGCCGCCCGATCATGCGATTGACAACGATAATGATATCATCACACATTTACAGGAAAAAGGCCTCGAAACACAACAGATTACCTCTTTTTACCAACAAATCAAACAATATGTCTCTCAACTATATCAGCAGTATCATCGGGCGAAAGTGGATCAGATGACCCATGTGGAACAAATGATCCAAACAGACCAGAAGATCACGTGCGAAACCATTGTTCATAATGGCAAAGAAGTCTGCATTTACCGTTATGGAACAGTTTTCATTAAATATAACCGGGATGTCCGAGATCTCCTGGTTCATCGATATACGGGAGATCCTAAATGTCTACGGTTTTGCTTGTTTGAGATGGGTTTTAATTATTACATGTTGGATGGGCATAGTTTTCAATGGTGTTTACCGCCTAAGGCTTTTGGAACCCTGGAAAAAATGTTGGCAATTAAAACCGAATTTTTCGCGTCACCCATGAATGCCTGTCTTCCTCGGTATTATAGCCTGTTTCATGTTGATCGCCTATTCGGGGCGATTGATAATTTTTTCAACCTAGATGTGTCGACGATTCTCGAGGGCATCTATGAAATGAATCCACCTTTTATTGAGCAGATTTTCGTGGAAAGTTCCAAAATGGTGGTGGACATGCTCCAACGGAGTCAGCAGTTGAAAAAAGACTTGATGTTCGTCTATGTCATGCCAAACTGGATCGATAGTGGTGGATATCAACAATTGGTTCATTCAGGCTATTTGGTGGATGAACTAGTGTTGGAGAATAAGAAACATTTCTATTACCAAAGTGTGAAACATCGACTAATCGCGGCTAATTTTGAGACCCATATTTTAGTGGTTGGAACATCGATCGCTCGATCACGATGGGATACCGGAGTTAAGTCCCGATTTATGGATCAATTGTCTCATTATTGAGATCCACTGTCTCAATCAGTTGCCGACAATCCTGCAGATAATGCGGTTCCAAATAAACCGCTAGATTACCCATTCCTGAAAGGAGTAATCGAGTCTCTGGGGGAGTGGTTGAGAGGCGCGTATATGGATTAATCATATACCAGAGTTTAAAGTAGTCACCCAGGACCATAGTCTGGATGGCGACTTTGTACGGATTGTCTGTATATGCTTCGAAAAGTTGGGCCATGGCTGCATAGGAGATTTGATGTAATCCTGGGGATTGCACACATTCCCATGGAATTTTAGAGAGTAATCCGAAAAATTCTAACAGAGGAACTTGGGGATTGACGTGTACGGTGAAAAACCCGAGATGATAAGACGTTGTGTCGCGACCACCCTTGTCGCCATCATCGGTCACGTCAGTAATGTCAGTCCAAATTTGTGCGAAATGAATAAGATTTTCTAGGTCGATTCGTGGGATCGTTGGTGGGTCCTGAAGGGCGGTGGAGTCATCGATGTGTATATGAACTACATGAACTGTAGGAACTGCTTGGGGTTCTGGTGTCATCTGGGACAATAATTGGTCACAAAAATGCAATATGGTGTCCATTATTGGATCTTTTGAAAATAACCTGCGAGGATACAATCAATTTTTAATTTGATAAGGTCTCTATCTCATTTTCTTCATCATTCCCATTTTCTTCATCATTCCCATTTTCCTCATTCTCCATGTTGTCGGCAGCCTCAGCCTCGATTTCGTCTTCTTCATCAACAGGACGGCGAGAGTGTCGTGCATCGAGAATGATGGTGTATCGACTTTTGTATAATTTGGCTCCACCGATATTCCCCTGATATTCGCTGACCCGTCGTAGACGATAACCATAGTGACGTAAGATTTGTTTAATTAAATTAAGAAGGGGTTTTTTATCTTTGTCCAAATAATAGTAATCGAGAAGAGAGCGGATTTCGTCCGCACTAAAGAAAGCGCGTAATGCTTTTCGATATTGGTCAAATTGGGCAATTAAATGAGGGGATTGTAAATCATCAAAATTAATCACCATGTTGCTATTTCGAAAATCATGAATTCCTAATTCTCGCTGAAACATCAAATTGACCAGTTCATTTTTCCGATCCTCGAGCCACTGATCGCTATCAAATGACATTGTCCGTGTATATAAATGAGAGATATTTTGGTAAATGGAATCAAAAATAATGTCTTGATCTTGAATCAGAAAAATTGACACATCATTCAGAATGGTGTATCTCCAGGTCATTATAAGTATATGAGTCAAACCCAATCTATGTCATTTTCACCTGGTCATCTGACTCGAGATCTCCGACGAATTTATCATTATTATGTTTTCAAGGGATTTGCTAATTTGGTCCTGATTCATTTAATGGGACCCCTTATTACCCTTGTTTTGACCGGATTTTTCATTCTATTGTCCGGGGTTCAATTCCGTTGTTGGCCCTGGTGGGCATGGTGCGTCTTGGGCGGAGCATCAATCATTTGGATCGGTCAAATGATTTTTGCGCTGTATCAAATGATGATCCAATGGCGCATCAAACGACTCTATCAAAATGTCTTAAAAATAGAGCCATCCGAAATGGAAACAATCACATGGGACGCGATCCTGTTCAAGTTGTTGTCTTCTAATGTCGATCCCAAGTTCACCGCCGTCTCGGCACCAGCACCCAAGTCTCCTGTTGATGTGATGGCATGTCTAACACGTCAAGAGAATTATCTGGTGGCCATGATTAACAAAGGAATCATTGATCCTCCTCGATCTGACTTAACGGAATGGCTCCTACGATACGTTATCTTCCATGTGAATTGGACCGAGAAAGGTGTTCAATGTTTGGATCTGGAGCCTCATTTGTGGGCGAAACGCTTACAGAGGGCTTTTGTGATCATGAGTTTGTTGGTAATCATCTGCTTACCAATGGTCGTCGCCATTCAAGTCTTTCGATGGCTCTTGAGGTATGGTAGTGAGATTCGTAGCAATTGGAGTGATCTGCTTCAAAGTAGAACATGGACACGAGAAGGACAATGGAAATTACGGGAAATTAATGAGGCACCACACATTTTCCATCAGCGACTTCGTGTGGCACACCATTATGCTGATCGCTATGTCAAACAATTTCCCCTTCCCAGTTGGATTATGATCGTGGCCAACACAATCATCTATTTGATCGGATTAACGTGTGTTCTGTATGGAGTCATGGCATTCGGGATGTTCCACTCATGGATTTATTGGGGATCTGTTTCTTTCGCGGTAGTGTTATCCGTTTTGGTGACCGTGATTGGGATTTGCAATTCTCTGTTGCCAGGTGACCAATGGCATGGTAGTCCTCGAGCATCAATGTTGCAAACGGTTCAATATACTCATTATTTGCCCCACAATTGGAAACATCGAGAACATACCGTGCAAGTCAAATGGGCATTTCAGCAATTGTTTGATTTGAAGGTTAAATATTGGTTGAGAGAAGTGATCGCGACTCTCTTAGCCCCATGGACATGTATGTTTATCTATGTTCGTCGAGCGGGTCAAATTGCGGAATTTATGTCGAAATTTACCGTTATCCATCCAGTGGTCGGACCAGTATGTGCCTATTCCATGATGCAAGATTGTAATTTCTGCACTCCTAAATATGGGGGTCTAGTTCCAGTTAGTAAAGATCAACAGCTCCACTATGGGAAAATGGAGAAATCGATTCTCAATCTGTGTCTCAATTATCCCTCTTGGACACCACCAGACACTATTCAAATGATGATCCATCGAATCCAAGAATGGGGTCGTTCGCACCCAGCTGTTGATGATTCCGTGGTGTCTCAATCAATCTACGTGACTATTAATCAAGATGATGACATGGCTCTGGGAAGACAGGGTCGGATGAATGCCATTCATGATCGATTACATGAACATTACCGACAACAACAAAGTCTCTTACACCCCTCCCAAGATCATCAACATCGTCCGCGTTTGGTCTATTTTTCCTTATCCGGTGCGGATCTGCCACGAGATCCACAGGTCAGTGACAAATGACCTGGACCTGACCTGGATCTATGGATCATCCGACCGTGTCAACTACTTCACCATGTCCGGAAAAAGCTGCAGTCGAGGCAAGATGATCAGCAATTGCATTATGTTTGCGAACAATATGGATTAATTCCATTTCAGTCACCAGATGCTGTTCGCGTAAATGAGTCATCAGTTGTTCAGCGGTGGTGTGGAGTTGTTGTAGTGCAGGTTGTTTAATTTGATAAGTGCCTAACATTTGACGAATAACTAACTGGGAATCACCATGAATAATCAGACGTGGTGTTATTGGATTGTGTTGAAGCCATTGGGAGATGTATTGTAGACCATGAATTAATCCCTGATATTCTGCCACATTATTGGTGTTTGTTCCCAAGAAATCAGATTGTTGATAATTGAGATTGAAGTTTTCAGCAAATACATGAAAACCGCATCCAGCGGGACCTGGATTTCCTTTGGATGCCCCATCGAAGAAGAGTTTTATGACATGGGATGGTTTGATTTCATCTTCTTTGTCCACTACCGGAGGAGCATCGGTCGGTGCGGATATGCAAATCCGATAATTGTGAATGTTTGCTAACTGTGTTAGGGCTTCAGATTGCTCCGTGGGAAGGATCCAATGACTTTGAATTGGATCCCAAGATCCATGTAAGCGGTTCAAGTCGATTCTCAATGGGAATGTATCCCCCTGAACCCAGAGATGATTGTGATCTGACTTGATTGAGATCAAGGGTTGCATTTGCATTTGGCTTTCTGGATCCACCGGGCCTGAAGCGGTCCTCATTTTTTGATGTTGCCAACAATATAAGGGTTCATCTCCCACTTTTTGGCTTGCGAGACGAGTACAAGGTTGATGTTTGGTGGTTTGTCCTAAGCATACACTGGATGTTGCCATTTTGTTGTGAATTTAAATCTTGTTTCGATTTGAATCAATTTTGTCGATGGGGGTGGAAGGTCTATATGTCAAAGGAGCGTATAGACTAGTTTATGACAACCATTTTTTAATGTTTTCCATAAATATAATCTCAATGTATAGTTGCAGTGATGAGAGTGACAACGATCACAATCCTTGCTGCTCTCCCGATTGCCGTGGACGTCGAGGTCCACGAGGACATCGGGGCCCAGCAGGAATTCCTGGTGCAACTGGAGATACTGGTTCACAAGGAATGTTGGGACCTACCGGTTCCATTGGACCCGTCGGTCCACGTGGTTCACAAGGATTGACAGGTCCGACAGGTTACACAGGTCCTAAGGGTTCTGTGGGACCCTTAGGACTCAGAGGATTGACTGGCTACACGGGTCCCACTGGACCTCTTGGAAGAACGGGTGTAACTGGACCTCGAGGTCCCACTGGCCCGATTGGAACTGGTCCAACTGGGCCGACTGGACCAGTGGGTGTGACCGGGTACACGGGACCCACTGGTCCAATTGGAACAGGTCCGACGGGAATCACCGGATCAACCGGACCTAAGGGTGAGACGGGAACCATTTTTTACCGTGGTGTTGGTGGTGTGGTGGCGGTCACAGTGGCCGATTTGTTTGCCATGACTCCTCCAGAAGACACTTATGGATTAGATTTCCAAACTTACACTTTATGGATTTATCATGCTGGGTGGGCACCTGTTGCAATTGGATCCGATCCTTATCTGTATTTGGATCAAGCGGGCACTCAGGTCTATTATGTGATTCCCTCGACATCGGCCAATCTGTTTGTGGCACATGTGACCGATTACTTTATTGATCAGACAAATTCCAAACTGTATGCATATGATGGGGCAACTTGGATTTATTGTAGTGATCTCAAAGGTGGAACGGGATTTACGGGAGTCACGGGGAATACGGGTCCTACGGGAGACATCGGAAACACAGGTCCCACCGGAATGACCGGAGATGTTGGCCCCACCGGGATCACAGGATCCACCGGGAACACCGGTAATACGGGTCATACTGGACCCACGGGAGAAACGGGACCTATGGGAATGACCGGAACTTGGATTCTAAGTTTGTATCCGCAGTATCGGGGTCCTTCTTTCGCTGATTATGAAGCGTTAACGAGCACCACACGTCCCAGTGGAACTTACGCCATGGTTCGGATGGATAGTACTTTGTACATTTCTAATGGTAGTCTGTGGATTGGTATTCCACCCGCGGATACTCCCTATTATTTCCATGATAGTGAGGACCTAAGTCAAGTGGCATTTTACAGTTGTGTGCCGGGCAATGCAGCAGTTAATATGACCGCCCGTTATGGGGATTTCTTTTTGGAAAGCACTGAATCGTATCTCTACGTCTATGGTTCGACTGGATGGATCTTCTACACCATTCTCAAAGGGGATACCGGATACACAGGTCCCACTGGAGCAACCGGTAGCACTGGAATTACTGGTTCCACAGGATCAACTGGTCCCACTGGCCCCACTGGTTTCACTGGGGCCACGGGTCCAACTGGATCGACTGGAAATACTGGAAAAACCGGACCTACAGGTTACACCGGAAACACAGGACCCACGGGTCCCACAGGGCCTACAGGATCTACAGGATCTACAGGAAACACGGGTCCGACCGGACCATATGGAACTGGTCCCACGGGTTACACAGGAGACACCGGGAATACTGGTCCGACAGGAGACACCGGAAATACTGGTCCTACGGGTTACACCGGAGACACAGGTAATACTGGTCCCACGGGTCCGACAGGAGACACCGGAAATACTGGTCCTACGGGTTACACAGGAGAC